GTCCTGAAGTTCTAAAGTATAATGTACCACTATTTTATCCTCCTTGAGCGCCTGAGTGCCAAGATGAACAAGTGCCATGCTCTTGCCGGCGCCAGTTGGAGCAATAACAACGCCCAATTCGCTTTTACCTAAGCCACCGCCGCAAATAGCATCAACTTCGCGCCAGCCGGTAGTTGTTGGCCGGCGATGCTTTGGTTTATATCTATCTTCGAAGTCCAATACAAAATCATGTCCAAAGTTTGTCTCTGATCCCAGCTTCAATGATTCATTGATCACTTTTGAGATCTCATCGAAAGATGAAGTCTGAAGCAGGCCCACAGATTTCATCATCGCTTCTTTAAGATTCTGTTTTCGGCAAAAATCCAAAGATGTCTCTTTGATGTATGCTGCTGAATTGGTGATTTCTTTTGTTTTGATCCTAGCGAAATACTCTCGTACTTGTTTCTGTACAATTTCCTCCTCTGAGTCTAGTTCTGTTCGCAGGATGCTAATGAGGGTTTCAAAATTCGGATGAACGCCATATTTCTCTCGATAATCAACAACCTTTGAAACAAACACTCTCAAATACTCCAATTCAAGAAAGTTAATATCAAGAACTTCGGTGATTTGATCTGCAAAGGGGCGATCCTCAAAGATTAACTGCGACAATCCTTCTTGAAAGGTTTTACCATACTTAGCAAAATTTGTTTGTTCTTCTCTCATTATTTAGTGCCCTCAATAATACAAATCAAATATAACATACCAACCAATCAAAGTCAAAATGTTTTTAATTTTCCTTAACAATTCTATTCATACCAGCAGCCAAGTCATTCAGATTGAGTTCAAGAAATCCATCTTCATTCATCATTTTGAGGAGTTCCGTTTTGTTAAACGCATATTCAAAATCTTTAACCGATATCTCTGTAATTTGCTTTGCTTGAATTGACATCATCGGTGAATATAACTGCATCATTTTATAATTATGTTCAATAATCTCTCTTCCCTCTACAACGTTGGAAAAGAACTTCAATTTGGTATTTGATTTCTCACAGTGCTCCATAACTTCATCAATTGTATACGTTTTTTCCTCCGATAAAAAATCAAGCCTTTTTGCAACCGTCGCGAACCCAACACCTCTAATGCCAGGAAGGTTGTCTGAAGAATCACCAATAACTGCCCTAGCTAAAGCCATATTGACCGGGTGAATGCCTGTTTGTTCAACGATCCGGTTTTTGTTTAAGATCTCTTTCTTTACCGGTCGCATAAGTAAAGTCTCATCATCGCATAACTGCATAAAGTCTTTATCGTTTGACACAATGATCTTCTGCCAGTTTTTGTAGTGAGACATCTGGACAACATGAGAAATAACATCATCCGCTTCTATTTCTGGTAACATAACTTGAATAACTGGCATAATATTCAGATATTCCATAAGCCTACTTTGCTGCCAAAGCTTGTTCTGTGTCTCTTCGTCTTCTGACAGGTTATCATAAGCTCGATTAAGACGAAGAGGCTTTCGACCAGCTTTGTAATCTTTGTTTAGTATTTTGCGCTTTCGAGATCCGTTTGGTCCATCCCAAGCAAAAATTACATTGTCAGGCTGGGTGTCTCTCACAAGTTTCTGCAGTGATTTAAGAGTACCAATAACGCCACCAATTGGTATGCCATCTTTTGATAAATATGGTGCAATTATGTACGATCTTAGATACAAATTCAGCGCATCGATTACCAAAACTCTTTTCTTTTTACTACTCATTCTATCCTCTCTAAAATTTCATCTTCGAAATAAAAATCTGACTCATTCTCCCCAATAAACATTATCTCATAAAACGCAGAACCGGAAGCGACAATATCCTTAATATCCAACGGTTCGCCTACAATTAATCCAATGTAATATATGTCATCACTCCAATAGTCGCAAATTACAACTTTTACAAGATCGCCTAATTTATATTTCATAACCGATAGCTGCCGGCTGTTTTGTCATCTATTGTATAAACCACGCGTTTAACTCCACAGTGCTTCAAGGCTTCTCGGCACATCGGACACGGCTTAGACATTTTGAAATCATTTCCCTTTCCTACTCTCGCAACATACACCGTAGCACCCTCTGTGACTGCCCTGTCTAGCCCCAGGACTGTTCCAATTTCTGCATGAAGGGTAGGAATGCCATACTCTTTTTTTCTGAATCTGTGGCCAAATGAGCAGTAGTTTGACTTGTTAAAAGATCCATTTCTGACTGTTCCTCCTTTCACCAAAACCGCTCCGTGTTTATACTCTGGAAAAATTGATTGATTTGCCAATCTTCGTGCGAGTTCCATATACCTACCAGTTTTGCCGGTGTATTTATATGTCTTTTCTGCTATTTTAATATGATCATACAAAACGCCTCCTAATCAGATTATATTATAACTGAAAAGGAGGCGCCAGTCAAGTGTTTATTTTCAAATAATCACTTTCACACCAAAAGACCATCTCCCACGGATCCAATGCCCGTAAGCGTCATAATGCCCTGGTATCCAGTTCCAACCTACAACACGGTGTGCGTGATGTCGGTATCGCGGAGGAGGCGTGTGCCGGCGTGTCGTCGCATGGTGTTTATGCTTCGGTGGCGGTGCTTTATGTGCCTTGTGGTGTGCGTCTGCTGGTGCTGATAGAAGCACCATCAAAGATAGAATATTTAACATGTTATTTCTCCTTTCTATGTGGGATTAGTTTCCCAGTACTTAGACGGCTATGTTGTTGTTTTATTCAATTTAATACATTATAAAGCACAACATCTCTTTTAAGATGTTCTATTATTTGTTCTCGCTCTTTTTCCAACAGTAGTTCAGAAGATGTGTCTGGTGGCAATTCTTCTATCACTTCAAACACAAATGCGTCTTCTCCATATTCGTTCCAGTCTTGCTGGATGCGTTTGTTTGGATGTGTGTTCTTTCGTAAGTTTCTTTTGTGTGTTGTCCATCTTCGTGAATACTGGGTAGATTGCCCGATATACACCTTTCCGTTTATTGTGTTTGTTATTGAATACGTTGCGGCTGGGAGATTTTGACGGTATTGCTTTCTGACTTGCTTTTGGCGTTCAATGTTGTCTTGATAGTATTGCTTGTTGTATTGCTTTTGGCGTTCTTTGATGACTGGATCTTGACGGTATTGCTTGTCGTATTGCTTTATGCGTTCTTTGTTGTCTTGATAGTATTGCTTGTTGTATTGCTTTTTGTGTTCTTTGTTGACTGGATCTTGATAGTATTGCTTTTTGTATTGCTTTTGGCGTTCTTTGTTGACTGGATCTTGACGGTATTGCTTTTGGCGTTCTTTATTGTCTTGACGGTATTGCTTTTGGTATTGCTTATAGCGTTCTTTGTTGTCTGGGTCTTGACGCCATTGCTTTTGGGATTGCTTAATGCGTTCTTTGTTGTCTTGATAGTATTGCTTGTTGTGTTCAGCCCTACACGCCTTACATTGGTTTCTGTCTTTAACCATCTCACCAATCGGCTTCACTTCGCCACATTTGATACCCGTCTTCTTCATTTCTTATTCTTTATATATTCTGTTAACATTTCTTTTAAGTGTTCTTGAAGGCGTTTATTGTCTAAAACTGTGCCCCAAGTCTCTACTTCGTGCCATGCGATTTTCGGATCATTTTGGCGCGTGCCTCTTTCAAATGTAGCAGACAGTCTATTGATATCTGTGTCCGAACAAAACCCGGTTTGAATCAAGTGCTCCTTGATAGATTTCCATTCGTCTAAACCGCCAAAGATACTTCGCGGAGATGGTCTGTGAATGTTGTTTTCCACCTTCTTGAAAAAAGGCTCTAACTGATCAGGAGTGCAGAATACATGTTTCAGAAGCTTCACTCCTGTCTTTGACTTCTGATACTGGCTGAAGATAAACACCACTTGTCTATATTGTTCTAGTTTTTTTAAGCCAAACCCTCGGCATGTCGATATCTGTCCCTTAGCGACATCCGAACTTTTCAGTTCAATCTGTACATCGAAACCGTCTAGTGTCGCATCAGGCACATACTTGTTCGATCTGCCTATACCTATCGGTTTAAGCCCAAAAGACTCAAGCTGTAGCTGTTCACGAATGTCGTCTTGCGTAGTCCTATTCATTTCTTATTTCTGAAAGCTTCAGCAAGAACTCTGAGTTCTTCCCATCTAGGGGCTGTCTTATCTTCGCTATTCTCTCTTTTTAAATCTTGAAGATTGCGTCGGACATCAGCACAAATGCCACTCTTAATACAAACAACAGCCCTATATGCATCAACAGAAGTCCATCCTCCTCTATCGTAAATGTATTCTTCTTCGTGATTAGGATCTTGGGCCCAATATTTTGTTCTAAAAATATTACTCTGAATAAGCCTATGCGCTACTTCATCAGTTGAGTTGCTTGTTTGCCATACCTTAATAAACTCTGCATATTCTTCATGTGTTCGTTTTAGTGACATCTTGTTCTCCCTCTTCATAAAAATCTGAAGCCTTTCCTTCTCGCTTATCAAATTTACGGATGATCTCTTCATCCATAATCTCATAAACTCTATTTCGAAATACTTCTTCTTCCATCTTCTTTGCCCAACTGCCTGGTTGAAATCTGACAGTGTTGCCGTCAGCCATTTCCATCGTATACCACGAACCAGCACTGGATAAGTATTTTGTGCCTTTAATTGCCTCAAAAAGACTTTCATTGTCTTGAATGCCCACTTCGTCGACTCCCCAGAGAATCTTGAAAAAGCAAGTCCTGCCATGCGTGCCAAAGCGAGATTTCTCGATCTTAGCCTTCACTTCCGAACCAATGCGGAACCCGTTGTCATCCTCAACAAACGCTGACTTTGCTTTCCTTCCTGTCAACCAGATGCGAAGAGAATACGAATACTCCATCGCCTTGCCGCCAGGCGTCATATATGGTGTTGTCATCGCTGTAACTCTCGCGAGAGGACCACTTGTAATGTTTGCTTTAAGCTGATTCAGCACTAAAAAGGTGGCTTGCTTGTCGGCTAAGGGGATGATAAGCTTCGACATACCCTTTGCCAATATTCGAGCCTTCATTGCCATCGACGACTGAGGATTGAAATCTCCCTCTACGTCAGAGATAGCAGGTGTAAGAGCAAGCGAATCCCAAATGAATAGAACCTGCTCGTCTGTTGCTCCGAGAATCTCTTCGATAGTCTCTAAAACAAACTCGACAGAGGAGGCCTGGATGTACATTAATCGCTCCAGGTTACACCCTGCTCCCTCCAAAAAAGTTGGATCGATGGCAGACTCAGAATCAAAATATACAACGAGCATATCCTGTTTCTGAGCGTTTGCTGCGATTTGCGCTGCCATGTAAGATTTACCAGAACTGTTAAGTCCTGCAATCTCAGTAGCCTTCCCAAC